ATAAAAGGTGCGATACGTAGAGCAATAGACAAGAATAGAGGTGACATACGTATACCTGAGCACAAGCTTAACGAGATACGTAAAGACAATGGAAAAAACAAGAAATTAATGCAATTGTTTTTTAATAGTATATTCTTATCTATAGATGAAAAGGTCGATGACAGCGAAGAAGACTACGCAAACAAGGTTATAGATACTTCAAAACCTTACGTCATACACAAGATAAATAATTACCTCATGGATCTCATGTCAAGGGTACTTGATGAAAGGGAGTACGAGGTTATAAGGTTGTCCTACGGTTTAGACTGCGACAAACACTCTGCTAAACAGATAGCTGAGATCGTTGGTATAAACGTCGATACCGCGCACGTACGTGTGTCTCAGATTAAACGTAATGCACTGGAAAAATTAATGGATCGCGTAGATCGAAACATGTTGTTGGAGTTCATATAAAACAAAACCAAACGGCTCAATAGCTCAACGGATAGAGCAACAGCCTTCTAAGCTGTCGGTTATAGGTTCGAATCCTATTTGGGTCACTACCAATTAATTAGATTTTTTATCTTGAAATTAATTGCGTATATTTAATGTATTAACAGTTTAATCAAAATCCCATGGCAAAATTACATGAGAAGCTGTCAGCGATACAGCACGACTTCAAGTCAAAGAAAAGCCGTTACAATAGTTTCGGTAAGTACAACTATCGCAGTGCTGAAGATATCCTTGAAGCACTTAAACCAATTAATTTAGAGTGGAACGTATATTTCACGATTAGCGAACAGACCGTAGGCTTCAGCGATGCAGTGCCTATGATCAAGTCTACTGCAACTATATTTGATGCGGAGACTGGTGAAAGTATCAGCGCGTCAGCGCTCGTTGGTGTTGATCTTTTACAAAAAGGTATGCAAGTTCCACAAGCATTTGGTTCCGCAAGCTCTTACGGTAAAAAGTATGCATTAGGTAATTTATTACTTATCGACGACACTGCTGATGCAGATGCCACTAATAACCATAGTAAAACTAAACCTGAATTAAAAGGTGAAGACCTAAACAAGGCTAAGTCTTACATTAAAAACGGTGGTAGCGTAGCAGCTATTAAGTCTAAGTACAGTATATCTAAAGAAATAGAACAAGAGCTCGCAACACTCTAATTATGACAAGGGAGGAAATAATCAAAAGACTAGAAAACGACGCTGAATACTATGGTGAGTTTGGTCGTCAGTATTTAAGTAATTCTGATATCAAGACGTTGTTGTCAAATCCGCTGATGTTCAAGCAAAATACCGAGAAGACAGTACCAATGCTAGTCGGTGGTTATTTCCATACCCTAGTTTTAGAACCAGAAAAGCTTAAGTCTTTTAAAGTTGTTCAGTCATCAACTAGAAACACCAAGATATACAAAGAGATTAGCGACGGCGAGCTTTGTATGCTGCAAAAAGAAGCAGACATGTGTGAATTAATGTCTGAAGCACTGCTGGCTAATGACGTTTGTAAGGAAATGATAAAGGGTAACGGTAATTCTAATATAGAGTATGAAGTTCCAGGACTATTAGAGCTTGAAGGACATACTTGGAAGGGAAAAGCAGATATACTTAATCATGACTTACAGCTTATAATAGATATTAAGACTACTTCTGATTTAAATAAATTTAGAAAGTCTGCATATACTTATAATTATGACTCTCAGGCCTATATATATAGAAAAATGTTTGGCTATGATATGGTTTTTATGGCCATTGATAAGTCTAACAATCATATAGGCGTGTACGATTGCTCGGAAAACTTTTTAATTAGTGGCAACGATAAGGTTGCAAGAGCAATTGAAGCCTACGAGTTGTTCTATCAGAACGACTCTTTTGATCCAAAACAGTATTTTATTAACGAAACACTTTAAAGCCATGGCAGGTATAGTGAAAGCGTCAATTGACTTGACGAAAATCCCTAAAGAAAAAATTATTAAGGGTAAAAAAGGTCAGTACATCAACATTGTAGTAAATGTAAATAATGATGTAGACCAGTTTGGTAACCAAGCATCAGTAGTAGTAGATCAGACCAAAGAAGAAAGAGATGCTAAATCACCTAAGACTTATCTGGGTAACGGTAAAATAGTTTGGTCAGATGGTCAGTTTGCAGATCCAGCACCGCGAGATACGTCGCATCAAGGAACTCCACAACCAACAGCAGCTTCAGACGATCTACCGTTCTAACTTATGCAAGTAAACACGACCGAGATTAATGGATTTGAAATAGATATTTTCAACCGTTATGATCTTGAGACAGGCAAAACGCAGGGGGTTTGTCCCCTCTGCTCTGCCGATCGCAAGAAAGAAAATCGAAAGAAAGCTTGTGCTTCTTATGATTGGGAAAGAGGTCTTGGTACTTGCCACAACTGCAACGAAACATTCCAACTACACACCTTTAAGAGAAAAGGTTCAGCAACAAAGGTCTATGTAAGACCTGAGAACGAAGTAATATCTCCTGTTGGTGAAAAAGTTGAGACCTGGTTTAGCAAAAGAGGTATAAGTTCTAAGACACTGAGTGACTTAAAAGTTACATCAGGTGAAGAGTTTATGCCTCAAACTGGTAAGAGCGAAAGCGTAATAAAGTTTAACTACTTCGTAGCTAACGAGTTAGTAAACATCAAGTATAGAGATGGTAGGAAGAACTTTAAACTTTACAAAGGCGCTGAAAAAGTATTCTATAATCTAGACAGCATAGCCAACTGTAACAATTGTGTTATAGTAGAAGGTGAGATGGACGTGTTGAGCTTGCATGAAGCAGGTATCAAAAACGTTGTATCAGTACCTAATGGAGCTACGCTTGGCAATAACAACCTCGATTACTTAGACAACTGTGTTGATTACTTCCTTGATATGGAAAAGATCGTGATAGCAGTAGATAATGACGAGGCTGGTCAAGCACTACAGTCAGAACTCATAAGAAGATTAGGTGCTGAAGTTTGTTACATAGCTGATTTTAATCCACTCAAGGACGCTAATGAATACCTAATTAAGTATTCTAAAGAAGACCTAGCGGAAGTTATACGTAAGGCCAAGCCCGTGCCTTTAGAGAACGTGACTACGTTTAGAGACATTGAAGACGAAGTTATTGACTTTGTTGAAAATGGTTTTAAACCTGGTTACCAAATTGGTTTAACAAACTTTGATAACATATTTAGTACGTATACAGGTCAGTTCATAACAGTAACTGGTATACCATCAAGTGGTAAGTCAGACTGGGTAGATCAAATGTGCGTTGGTTATAATCGTAACTACGGTTGGAAAACAGCGTATGCATCTCCAGAAAACACACCAACATACTTACATGCCCACAAGCTTGTACGCAAGCTATGGGACGGTA